TTACACGGGGCTTGTCGTGGGGTTGGTTACAATACCCTCAATCGTCACCGTGCCTACAAACCTGTATGACATTACGATTCTCGACACCGACGGCGCGGATGTTATGGTGGGGGCCGGGGCGAACAGGTCAGATACCGCTATCGAGCAGACAGCCGGTCTCATGGCGGCGGGTGTGCCTCGCACTGTGTGGAACAGCACATTGACCTTGACAATCGCGGCGTCCGGTGCAGCTGGTAAGGGCATTGCAATACTCTATATCTTGCGGAGATAGCAGATGCCGATTAAAACATTTCAGAGGGGGGTATCCCCAACGGCGGATTACCACGGGGGGCGGGACGCATTCCTATACAAGAACGGCGCCACCAATAACTATGGGATAACCGGCACCATAGACCTGTATATATCAAGTGGATTCGAGCGGCGGGGGCTACTGTTCTTCTCTATTGGTGAAATTCCTACCGGTGCCACGGTTAGCTCTGCAAGCGTCTTTGTCAGGACTTCGGCGGGGTGCATCGCGGGATGCGTGCTTGCGGTCCACAAGGGGCTTGTGCGTTGGGTAGAGGGCACCAAATCAAACGCCCAGGCTGATGCGGGGGAGCCGTGCTGGAACGCGCGCGAGGCAGACGGCGCGGGGGGTGTAACAACAGCATGGGGCGCGGCAGGCGGCCTGGCAGGCACCGACTATGTAGCAGTTGCCGAGGGCTCTGTGGGGATAGTTGCTAACGCTACATGGTATTCAGTTGACATTACGGCGTTGGTGCAAACGTGGGTAGATAACCCGGCATCAAATTGCGGTGTGTGGCTCTTGCGGCCAGACGCCACGGGGTCTGTAACTACGCTGGTGTCGCAGAATAATGGAACCACCGCCAACCGGCCGTATTTGACAGCCGCATATACAACGACTATGGCACCGAGTATTATGATGCTCTAGGAGACACATACAATGGCTATTGACGCTTATGCCTTGACAACGCTTGCGAAAGCAAAGCAGTTTCTCGGACGCAGCGACTTCCAGAATCGAGAGGTCGGTGTGGACGTTTACTGCGATGCGCTTGACGCAACATCGTCAACAGTCCAAGTGACAGATACAACTATGGTCTTGACAATCGTAGGCGGCTTGTCTGCGGCGGTTACGACGTTGACCTTTACCGATGTGGATAGCGATACACTATCTGAGATTATGATTAAGGTAAACGGGACGGCCGGCTGGACTGCGAACCTTGCGGGATACGGCGCGGAGAATAGCAGCAACCTAATCGTCATGCCAGCAACCTCATGCCTGCTTGAAGCTAACAGTCTCGCGCTGATGTATACGCCGGACGAACTGATTACAGAGTTTGTCAACAGGGCAAGCGACATCATCGAGAACGTCTGCGATAGGAAGTTCATGGCGCGGGATTTCTCAGAGCGATACGACGGCGACGGGACCGACTGTCTGATATTAAGAAATTACCCGGTGAATAATATCACGCGCATGACCATCGGGCAGCTATCGGTTATGTCGGTGCGGAATACCTCAACCGACGCGATGTATGCCACCGTGCTTGTAACATCAACCGGCATGACATTGACAATCGTCGGCGGCGCAAATGCAGGGGCAGACACAGAGACATTCGCGGCGAACGCAACTATCGGCACAATGGTAACGGCAATCAACGCACTCGGCAAGGGCTGGGTGGCGCAATCATCGTCCACCATCTATGACGGATACCCGTCTGATGAGCTTATCGAGAACGGCGCACAGTCAAGCCTCCTATCGTGGGGCAATCACCAAGTGTCGGCAGATCCGGTTAGCGGGTATCGCATCAATAACTCGAATGGCATGGTGTCTATGCCGTCGGGGATTAGTTGCGGGTGGCAAAATGTGTTCGTCGTCTACAACGCCGGGTATGCAACCGTGCCGGATGATCTGGAGCAAGCGTGCCTGGGACTCGTTGCGCACCTCTACGGACTTGCTGGTGAGGACACAGGGCTTGCAGAGGTAGAGAGCGACAACTGGAAGTATAAGCGACAGGAATACGTCGATGGGATTCCTAAGTCGGTTCAGCAGACAGTGTATCGATACAAGGGTTGGAGTAATTCCGGATGAGGTTTGATTATCCAGATCGGGTAAACGTCGAGCGTGGCGTGATAACAACGGGCGACTACGGCTCCGGGCAGATACGCACGTGGGCGGTTGTGCATCGGCATCTACCATGTCGGGTAACGACTCTATCTGGTAGCGAGGCGGCGGCATATAACACGGTCCAGGCTAAGGCCAGTCATGTTATGTCGTGCGCGTTTGTGCAAATCAAGACAACGGACCGTATCATCTGGGGTGGTAAGAAGTTGAACATCGAAGCGGTGATCGACAATAAGGGCGTGCGCGGGGCAGGGCGTCGGCTGAAGGTAATTTTGGCAGAAGTAGAGGGGCGTGGAGAATGAGTGTCAAGAGTTGGTTCAATCCGAATGAAGCATTGACAAACATCGCGCGAGACCAGAAGCGACGCATGAGAAAGGCGGCGCATGTGCTTGCGGCGGATGTCAAAATGAACTTTACGAAGGGTGGGAAGACGGGCAAGAAGTCGCCGAGATACATTGCGAGTAAAGACGGCGAGGCACCCTCGATTCAGACGGGCACATTACGTCGGTCGATTATCGCAGAGGTGCATGACGAGGGCGGGGAGAATATCGGGCTTGTCGGGCCGATGGCAACCGTGGGCGGCGTGAGTTTGAAGTATGCGAAATGGCTGGAGTTTGGCACAAGCAAGATGAAGGCGCGTCCTTATTTGAGACCAGCACTGGCACGCAAGCGCAACGAGATATACGGGATACTCGCGAATGGATAATGTTCTGCAAGCTATGGCGGACGCATGGGAGGCGAACGCGGCTCTGGTTGCTGTCCTACCTAGATGGTATACGACCGAGGCACCGCCTAATCACGCGTTCCCGTATGCTGTATGCTTCACGCTTATCGAGGTGCCGGATTACACGTTCGACACATCGAAGCCGATTGAAACATTGCCATTGCAGATTAGCGTATTTGAGCAGAGCTTAAACCCAACGACGATTATGGACATCGCTACAAAGTGCAAGGCGGTATTCGATTACGGCGTGCTGGCTGTCGCGGGATATACACACGTTAGAACAAGACGGGTTGGCGATTCGTTAATGCGCGAGGAGGATGGAGTCAATCATTGGTGGGTGCAATACGACATAATAACTGAGAAAGACTAACGGAGACGAGACATGGCAAGCACTACCGACTGCACTACGAAGCACATGAAGATTATCACTATTATTGTGGTGCTGGTTTTGGCGATAGTCGGGGCGGCATCCAGCCTTGCGTCAAGCACAACGGACGCACATGACACGCGACTGAGGCAGGTCGAACAAGATCAGGCGGCGGTTATGGCCAGGCTAGACGGCCTTCAACGCACGTGTGATTCCATCGCTCGCAAGATAGACTCACGGCAATCATTTAATGACTCGAAGTAGGACATTAGTTTAGGAGATTCATCATGGCGGTTTTTACTGGACAAGCTGGAGATGTGGCGGTTGCTGGTGGTTACGTTGCGAACGTCAAAGAGTGGAACATGACCATCGATGTGGACATACACGATAGCACCGTGTTTATCCCCCCGGCGGTATGGCGCACGAAAGAGGGCGGGTTGCTCACGGCTAGTGGCTCGTTCAGTTGCTATGCCGATACCGCCGTGGACCTTGTGCTACCTGGCATAACCGGCGCGGCGACATTTACGCTGACTGGGGCGCAAACGATCACGGGAGACATCATACTTACGAACTTCACAATCGGGGTTGATGTCGGCGGGGGTTTATCCGAGGTGACGTATACCTACGAATCGACCGGCGTGATAGCAATTAACTAACGAGGTGACGCATGGCTGTATTTACAGGCGACGTAGGGGCTTTCTACGCACCCCGGCGATGCTGCGTCTTGTGCGACGGGGCGAATGAGGTTATCCGGGTTGCAGACGCTGCCCCTCTGGATTTGATTCTCAACCAGAGCATGAGTTGGCAGATTATGTTTCGGATGACGGCGCCGCCGGGGGCGCAATCTCTCATCTTGAACAAGGTCACCGTCGTTACTGAGGGCTATAGAGTTTATATGGATAATGCGGGGTTGATAGTGTTCGAGACGTTGGCAGGGGGTGTCCCCCAAGCCACCGTAACGACCGTCAACAACTATGACGATGGTGCTTGGCACTTGCTACAGGTCATCCGCGATGTCCCGAATACAAGGCTTTGGATTTACGTTGATGGGATAGCCGACCCGGTAGGCGGTGCGGCAGGGGATAATGCTGCGAGAATCAACGCAGAGCCTGTCAATATTGGCGGTGACGGCGCGGGGCTGAACACCGTAGCAACCTACATTGGCGAGACGCATTTCTGGCAAGACAAGGCACTCACCGCGGCCGAATGTCTCGCGGCATGGAATGCAGGAACCCCCCCGTGGACTGAAGGCGAAAGCGACTCGACGGCGTTCTGGCACTTCCGAGAGAATACCGGCGTAACCGTGCGAGACCTCACAGGCAATGGCTACGACGCAACGCTGACAAACGCGCCAACGTGGGTATCTGCGGGTATCGCGGTAGCAGCTGAAGCGGTAGGCGCACTTGGTGGCACTGTATATGCGCTCGACCATCCCAACGTGGACGATGTAATCATGTATGTCGGCGGCGTGGCAGAGCGATCATACAGCGTAACGGTCAACGGAGATGTGGTATTCGAGGACGCCACCGGTGGCGCAGTTACGGCGGACTACACCTATTACATCGTAAGCCAGACTGGTGGCTTCCATAAGTGGGAGTTGTCAGTCGAAGCGGATATATACGACAAGACGGACTTCCGAAGTGTGTCGGGTTGGAGAGAAAAGGGCGCGGCTCTGAAGACGTGGACTGCCAGCGCGGACCGTCACTGGATACATCCCGGATTCTCCCGCGAGACGGGCGACAAGATGATTGTCAAGTTCTTTGAAGTCGAAGCCACCGACCGACGCTGGGAGGGTTGGGCGTTGCCTAACAGCATCAGCGAGACGGTAGCGGTTGACACGCTAATCGCAGAGGGGATATCGTTTGAAGGCACCGATACACTTTCGTTTGAGACGTAATCATACTATAACCGGAGGGTGAAAATGACTGACCAGATAGCAGACCTGATAGGCCCGATTGATTTATTGCTCGATGCCGCAACGGTAGCTTTGCGGCTTAACGGCAAAGTCTACAACGTGCGCAAGATGACAATGCTGGACCTGGCCGAGCTTCAAGCCAGCATGAAGAGCAAGTTCAAGAGGCCAATGGCCCCGCAGGAGATTTTCAACGAACTGACAACCCCCGAAGGCATTACGTTCGTGCTATGGAACCGCCTGAAGGAAACGGAGCCGACGCTGACCCTCAAAGATGTTCAGAAACTAATACCGGCAACGCAAGACGCGCTCCTGAAACTACTCACGATGCTCGGCATTGAACTGCAGGGGGGTGCCGGAAACCCTCCGATAATACCGCCGACGAAGGAGAGCCCATCAGCTTAGCGATTGCGGTTGCGGCGTTATGCAATAATCAAGGCTTTGGGTTCAGTCGTGCGGAAGTGTTCGACATGACGCTTGAATCGGTGCAAGCGTGGATCATGGTAGGCGGCGAACTTATCCGGCGAATGATGCCAGACGATAAGGGAAAAGACAAGCGGACGCCGGAAGAGCAGATAACAGAGGCGGGGCAGAACGTAGGCATTAAGACTCCGAGGATATTCTAACATGGCGACAGGCACAAAAATAGGCGACTTGTTTGTGCAAGTCAGAACGCAAGGCATGAAGACTTCGACCAAGCAGGTCGCGGGGTTTGGTGTCGCGTTCGGTGCTGCCGCTGGCCTAGCGGGCATGGCGGTCACTGCGATAATCGGATCTGTCAAGGCGATGGGTCGTGCGGTCACTTCTGCATTTACCGATTCGATATCGGCGGCAATGGACTTCGAGACGCAGCTCGCTAAAGTGTCCACGATGCTATCGTCGGAAACAATGCCGATGATGGCTAGGTTCAAAACCGAACTCAAAGGCGCGGCGGCTGCGTGGGGACAATCGACAGAGACGTTATCGGACGGCTTGTATAACATTCTGTCTGCATCAATCCCGGCGGAAGAGGCCATGAAGGTGCTGAACATAGCGGCGGGGGCGGCGGTTGGTGGCTTCACGGATACCAATACCGCGGCGGACGCATTGACCACTGTGCTCAACTCATACCAGATAGCGGCGTCCGAAGCTGCCGACATCAGCGATTGGATGTTCAGTATCGTTAAGCGCGGTAAGTTGACATACGCTGAACTGGCTCAGAATATCGGCACCGTTGCGGCGACGGCATCTGTCGCGGGTCTGAAGCTCAACGAACTCGGCGCGATGATGTCAACCCTAACCCGTAATGGTATTAAGGCGTCTAATGCTACGGTTGCAATACAGGGCGTCCTTCAAGCGTTCTTGAAGCCTGCTGACGATGCGAAGAAAGCAGCGGAGGCATACGGGATAGAACTCTCGACAGAGACGCTTAGAACCGAAGGGCTTATCGGTGTGCTGAAACGTCTGCAAGGTGTGCGTGCGGAAGACCTTGCTAAGATGTTCCCGAACATCCGAGGGCTAAAAGGTATCGCGGCAGCGTTGCAAGATGTGACCGGCTTCGAGACTGACCTAGCCGGGCAGATGGAACGCACCGGCGAGGCTATGACGGCACAGGAAAAGGTCACTGCGACGCTTGCATTCCAGTGGAGTCAGATGAAAGAGCAGTTGAATAATGTCTGGAAGATGATCGGGGAGAAGTTGAAGCCGGTGTTCGTTAAATTCCTCGATTGGTTCATGGGCGAAATGCCAGCGATTACTGCGTGGATTGAAAGCACATTGATACCTATAATGAAGACAATGCTTCAGGTAACGGCGTGGGTTGTCAGAAGTATAATGACGCT